AGCTGAAGCCGATCATTGCCGCGCCGCCCGAGACGCTGGTCATCAACCGCAAGGGGCTGCACCCCTACGAGATGCTGAACCGGCTGCAAGTCCTCGCGTTCTCGAACGACACCCTGCCGATCACGCTACCGTCGCAAGATCGCCGCTGGTTCTGTGTCTGGTCGAGAGCGCCGCGCATGAACCCCGACGACGCGCAGAAGCTGTACAAGTGGTACAAGAACGGCGGCTACGAGTTGATCGCGGCGTGGATGTGGCAGCGTCAGGTAGAGGCGTTCAACTACGCTGCCGCACCGCCGATCACCGAGTGGAAGATCAACATGGTCGAGCAGGGCATGAGCGTCGCCGAGAGTTTCCTCGTCGATATGATGCGCCAGCGGATCGGGCCGTTCGCGGCAGGCGTTGTCGGCGGGCCGTTCCATAAGCTGTGCGACCTGATGGCATCGCAGGGCCATGTTCCAGTGGGCGTGAAGGTGCCGCAGGCGGCGCTGTTGCACGCCTTCAAGGAGGCTGGCTGGGTCGATTGCGGGCGGCTGGCGTCGGTTGATTACCAGACAAAGCGGCACATCATCGCCGCGCCGGGTATAGCGGCGTCGCTGTCCAAGTCGGATTTGCGCCGTGCAGTCGAGACAAATGCGTTTAACGACAAAAAGATTGTAGGGATTCATCAGCAGCGCACCCCAAATTAGCGCGGTTGATGATAGAAACCCCCGGCGTGCCTCACTGCGCCGGGGGTTTCTTTTTGCGGTTTAAAAAAAAAGACGCCATCGGACTGCAATCCGATGGCGTCTAAGGCCAGAGAAATTCTAGGCGAACGGCTCGCTGGCCCCAAGGGTAGGAAGCATTGCTCCCCCTCTGAACAAGAGCGAACTTAGCCTATAATTTGTCTTTGGCAAGCATATTGCTGCACGACGGGGGTTTCTTTTTGTGTGCGGCTTGCAACACATTGTTTGGCCCCATAGGGTGACGCCATGACTGAGAAAGAAATCGAAGCCTACTTTGTGAAGCGCGTGAAGGCGCTGGGCGGGTACAGCTACAAGTTCCGCAGCATAACGCTGCGCGGCGTGTCTGACCGCATCGCCTGCCTGCCGAATGGCGAGACATGGTTTGTCGAACTGAAGAAGCCTGGCGGGCGGCTGTCGCCGCTGCAAGAGATATTTGCCGAGCAGATGGCCGCGACGAATCAGCGTTACGCCGTGCTGTGGTCGAAAGAGGATGTGGACGCGTGGGGCTGAAACTGCGTTCCTACCAAGACGACGCGGCAGACTTCCTGTACGAGCGTGACCGCGCCATGATCCTAGCGCCTGTGGGTGCTGGCAAGACCGCGATCACGCTGACCGCCATGCAGGCGATGCTGGACGACGGGCGCGTCAAGCGGTGGCTGGTGGTCGCGCCCAAGCGCGTCTGCACCGACGTGTGGCCGGTCGAGGCACCGCTGTGGTCACGCATCGCCCCGGCGCTGGCCGTGGGGACGCCTGCGCAGCGCAACGCTGCCCTGACCAGCGCCGCGTCTGTGGTCGTCACCAACTACGACAACCTTGACAAGCTGACCGACCTGTCGGGCTTTGACGGCATCGTGTTCGACGAACTGACGCGGCTGAAGAACCCCAGCGGCAAACGCTTCAAGGCGCTGGAGAAGCTGCTGGAGCCGGTCAAGGTGCGTTGGGGTCTGACCGGGTCGTTCACGTCGAACGGTTTGGAGGATGTATTCGGCCAGTGCAAGATCATCGACCAGCCGCTGCTGGGCCGCGCCAAGGGCGCGTTCATGCAGCAGTACTTTATCTGCATCAACCGCGACTTCGGCCAGTGGGTTCCAGCACCCGGCGCGCTGGAACAGGTGATGGCGCGGATCAAGCCCGCGACGTTCGTGCTAGACCCTGGCGACTACAAGGACAAACTGCCGCCGTGCAACGTCGTCGAGGTGCGCACCACGTTTGCGGATCGTGCGCCCTACGAGAAGATGAAGCGCGACTATGTGGTCAAGTTTGGTGACGACCGAGTTATAGCCCAGAACGCTGCGTCGGTGACGACCAAGCTGCAACAGATGGCGTCGGGGTTCGTCTACAACCGCGAGGCGGGCGACAAGTCTATCTGGTTCAGCGACCACAAGTTTGACCGGCTGGCCGAACTGCTGGATGAGAACCAGCGCGCCAACACCATCGTCGTCTACAACTACCAGGAAGAACTGGCCGAACTGAAGCGCCGGTTTCCGCACGCCGCGACGATTGACGAGCCGGACGCCATCGCGCGTTGGAACGCGGGCAAGATCGAACTGCTGTTGATCCACCCCAAGTCCGCAGGCCACGGCCTGAACCTACAGCACGGCGGTTGCCATATGGTGTTCGTGTCGCTGCCGTGGTCGCTGGAGTTGTACGAGCAGACAGTCGGGCGGCTGCATCGCGGCGGGCAACCCCATGCGGTCTGGGTCTACGTCATGCTGACCGAGAAAACGATTGACGAACGCATCTGGGCGTCGCTTCACGACAAGCGCGCCGTATCTGACATCGCAATGGAGGAGTTGAAGAATGACTAAGGTAGACTGGCGATCACTGGCGGCGACGCTGACGATCATGACCGAGCCGGAGGTGAAGTGGCTGTTGGATTTCGAGATGGACAACCAGCGCCGCCCGTCCATCGTCCGGCGTCTGCATCAGCGGTTCGCAATGCTGCGATCTGCGCGGGAGCGCGCCGAACTGATGGCCAGGCTCGCCGCATGACCGACGCAGTGAACCCAGACCACTACAAGGTCGGCGGCATGGAAACGATTGATTACCTCCAGGCCAAGCTATCGCCAGAGGAGTTTGCAGGTTACTGCCGGGGCAACGCGCTGAAGTACCTTAGCCGTGCAGGTCACAAGGACGCTACGGCGCAGGAGATCGGTAAGGCTATTTGGTATCTGGAACGCTGGCGGGGCAGTCTTGTTCGCACAGACAAACCCATTGGCTGTTGTGGGCTTCAATCGCCTTGCTTGTCTCCGACGTGTCCCGCAAGCTGTCGTACCCGATTGGACGAGCAATTGAGCAATAGCTGTTAGAGGAAACGGGAGCGGTCGAAACGGTTGCGCAGCCGCTCATCACGCATAGGGTCAGGCACAGCGACAGCCGCCTCGCCCAGTTCGATCTGGTGCTGCACAACATCCGCCGCCTCCTGTAGGGCTTCCTGCCGTCCCTGCTGCTTCCATCGCTGTTGGTCGAAATAGGCAAACGCCCGTTCGATCAGCGACAGCAGGGACGACAGAAACCGAATCACTTGGCTTTTTCTGCCAAGACGATAGCCACCAGCCCAGCAACGGCAGCAAGCGCCGCCGATGCGGCACTGTACAGTTCGCCAGAGACGCCGAGCGCTAGCGCGAGGGCCGACAATCCGGCGTAGGTCGATGGCTCCCTGAGCCGCGACAGAACAAAGTTTACAGCAGACATATTAGCTTCCTTTCGGGTATTGCTTCCAAGGCAGTTCCCAATGTGGGCCATCCCTGAAAGTTCGCCAGTCACCGCCCCAAGTGAGCGGGACATTCTCAACCGCCGCAGCGGCCTTTATGATCTTGGCCAACCGATGATACAGCGGCCAATCGTAAGATACGCTATCCCCCAGCATAGGCGCAAGATCGACGGCGTGGCCGGTCAGGTGGCGGCTGTTCATCGTCTTGGTGGCTTTGTTCTTGAACAGCACTTGTTGCCGCGCCAGCGTCCGCCGCCCCTCCAGCACCGTGAAGTCCAAGTCAGACATCGCCGCCGCGCGCTTGACGACCCGCACCAGATCAGGATGAACGTCCTGAAGCCGGGACAGCGAGCGCGGGCCGAGGACGATGCTCACTATCCAATCTTCAGGATGATGGTCAGCAGCATCGCGATGATGAACCCGGCAACGCCCATGCCGACGCCCTCCAAGCGTTTCAGCCTGGCGCACAGACCGTCGTAGCGCAGCGCACACACTTCCTCATGGGTCTGGAGGCGCGCTTTCGTTTCGTCGATTTCGGCCATGATGGGTTCCGTTACCTTGGGTTATTCTGCGTGATCATTGCGTTCTGCGTTTGCGCGCCAGCCAGCGCGGCGGGCGAACGCGCAACTTTACCAGCCGCGCGAACAGGGGCAGCAGCAACTTTTCCAACTGTGCGGGCGCGGCCTTCTGCGGCCATCGCCTTTTCAATTGCTGCTGCGGCTACCTGTGGGTCAAGCATTTCAGTGGCCAACTGAATAGCCAACTTGCTGTCAATTTTGCCGACTAAACGCTGTGTAATATCG